TAGGCTCGTCATGGAGAAGCCGATACAGAGGGTGGTCAATGGCTTTCTCCTTACCACCATCATCGTTATAACGGTAAAGGTGAAGCGGCAGACCAGCAACGGCTTCTGCCAGGATTCTGACACAGGAATAGACAGCAGTCATCTGCATGGCAGATCGTTCTGTCACGGATTTACCAGAAGTGGTGCCACCCATGTAGAAGGTGTAACTGCTACCGGCTGTTTTATTTTGAGGCTTGTCTCTCGATTTGAATAATCCTGAGAAAAAACTCATATTACCTCCATTAGTCCGCTATATTGGACATATCTATTGGTATAATTTAATCATGAAAAACATCCCATTTCGTCGCATTCAAGCGAAATACTTGTGAATGGAGGACGCTATGAGATAGTTTTTCAATGTATTAACCCTCATGATCAGCGTCATGGCTCTTGAATGGGCATGGGCTGGTTATCTGGGTATTGCTCTATCCTTGTACGCTATTGTCAGGGATATGTGATTGGTGGGTTCTGCCCACTAATCCTCTTACACCTTGGCTGAAATAACCCAAGGTTTCTATGCCGTTACCACAGGTTGCAGACCCTTCCAGGAGAATGCGAATGTGGTGACGGCAGTTTTTTATTCCTTCAGATGTTCTTTCAGAGAAGCAAAAAACGCCCTGCTTTTAATGGACTCGCCCCGTGCAAGGCATTCATCCTCAAAAGCAAAGCGCTTCTCCAATTGTTCTGCGGAATAGTGTTTTACGAATGACCGCCAAGTCATCCGATCCCACTCCAGTAGCTGTTTCCACTTTTCCGGGAAATGCCTGCGTAGCTTCCGCATTTCATCATAGGACTGAAGCGGACAGCACCAACAGGACACCCGGGTAAAGATATCGTATAGACCTTCCCAGTCAAAGCCTCGTTCCCGGCAGTAGACCAGGCAGTCTGCTTCCGTCATACCCCATTCCACCAGCGGATACTGTAGATCCCGTACACGACGCTCCTCGTCAGCGGCAATACCAACGTACTGGATGATCTCATGGTCCTTGGATAGTTCTTTCAGATAGCGGTTAATTGGACGGGTCTTCAGAACGGCAGTACACCATCGGTTCCGGGGACCGGCCCAACTGAAACCCTTCTGGCCTACCAGTTTTGGGTTTTTCCGTTTGGGAGAATGTTCCAGAAAGTAATATTCAAAGGGCAGCGGTGCCTTCAGCCGGACAATGGGCATCCCAATATACTGTTCCAACTTGTCGATGTGTCGGTACATGGCTTCAAACTCCAAACCGGTATCACAGAACAGAATGAGGTCAACGGGTCTGCCTTCCTCCAGGAGCCTTAAGAGCATGGCTGTGGAATCTTTGCCCCCGGAAAGGGACACAACATATAAAGGTTTCTTTTCCATTGTGCCTCCTTTCAAATAAACAAAATGCCCCGGTCATCGTAGACCGAAGCACCGGTATCGTTGCCACAGCGGATCGCACGGTCAAGGGCCATAATGGTGGCAACTGCACCATCGATCTTCTCTGTGGATTTTTCCTTATCCGGCTTGATATTGCCCGCCGGGTCAGTGCGGATGAAGATGTTATCCATCATCCACCGCAGTACCGGATGACCGCCGTGAGCGATCCGCTCCTCCAGTACCAGCTTCATGAGTTCTTTGGTGGGTGGGGACATATCCTTGAAGCCCTGTCCGAAGGGAACAACGGTGAAGCCCATGCCTTCCAGGTTCTGAACCATCTGGACAGCACCCCAACGGTCAAAGGCAATCTCACGGATATTGAAGCGTTCACCCAGCCGTTCAATGAATTTCTCAATGTAGCCATAATGGAGGACATTACCCTCGGTAGTCTGAAGGAATCCCTGCCGCTCCCACAGATCGTATGGCACATGATCTCTGCGGACACGCAGATCCAAATTGTCTTCCGGAATCCAGAAGTATGGCAGGATCATATATTTATCATCTTCGTCGGTGGGCGGGAACACCAGTACCAAAGCTGTGATATCCGTGGTGGAGGAAAGGTCAAGACCACCGTAGCAGACACGCCCCTCCAGATCATCTTCGTTTACTGCAAATTCGCATTTGTCCCACAGGTGCATCGGCATCCATCTGATTGCCTGCTTGACCCACTGGTTCAGACGAAGTTGCCGGAAAGCATTCTCTTCACCGGGATTCTGCTTGGCTGACTCGCAGGCATCTCTGACCTTGTCAATACCCACGGTAATGCCCAGAGAAGGGTTAGCTTTCTTCCAGGTTTTGGGGTCTGTCCAATCGTCGTTCTCATCCGCGCCGTAAATGACCGGGTAAAAGGTTTGGTCAATTTTCCGACCTTCGATGATGTCCTTGGCCTTCTGGTGGATCTCATAACAAATGGACTTGGTGTCATTACCGGCGGTGGTAATGAGGAAGTACAGCGGCTGCATACGGGCATCGCCAGAACCCTTGGTCATAACATCAAACAGCTTCCGATTGGGCTGGGTATGCAATTCATCGAAGACAACACCGTGGGTATTGAAACCATGTTTATTACCGACGTCGGCAGAAAGCACCTGGTAGATACTGCCCGTTGGCTGATAGATCAGCCGCTTCTGGGAATCCAGTATCTTTACTCGCTTTTCCAGTGCAGGACACATACGCACCATGTCAGCTGCCACGTTGAAAACAATGGATGCCTGTTGGCGATCAGCAGCACAGCCATAAACTTCGGCTCTTTCTTCTCCGTCACCGCAGGTCAGGAGTAAAGCAACGGCGGCAGCCAGCTCGGACTTCCCCTGCTTTTTGGGGATTTCAATGTAAGCGGTATTAAACTGCCGATATCCGTTGGATTTTAATGTGCCAAATATATCTCGGATAATCTGCTCTTGCCAGTCAATCAGTTCAAAGGGCTGTCTTGCCCATGTACCCTTGGTATGGCACAAGCACTCAATGAAGCCGACCGCATAATCCGCAGCAGCTTTATCATAGTGAGACCCCTTCGCCATGAACCGGGTAGGTTTATACTTCTTCAGCTTCCGGATTTGCGATCACCTCCTGTCAAAAAAGAAAAGCCACACCGAATCAGTGTGACTAACAAAAGAAGGAACAGAGCCTTTCGGCTCCGTCCCAGATACACTTATTCAAAATCAGTGGTTCTCACTGAAGATGAGGATCTGCAAGGCCATTTCCACATCCTGATCCACGGGATTCATATCCCAGCCTCTGTCATAGTTGCAGACGATTTCGCCCTTACGCTTCAGAGTCAGTTTGCTGATGCGTCCACCGTCAATTCCGAACCGGGAAGGCTCATCAAAGACCTTGATCCAGTAATGAATCCAACTGGAATTGACCTTTATGGCTCCTTCTTTCCACATGGTTCTTCCTCCTCAGTTACATCATCTCTTCCGAAAAGCATGGCCATTACCATCTGACCACCCAACCGGAAACCTTCTATAAAGCCATCTTCTTCGATCAGTGCATCCAGATAATTGTGTTCTGCGATGTATTCCTCAAACATGGTGATCTGCTCCGGAGTAAGGGATTTCCGGAAAGTTGCAGCCAGATCTGCAATACGGCGATCCTGTTGAAACCGCTTTGAGGTTTTGTCGATCGTCCGTCCACAGGGATCAATGTTGCCACCATACAGCTGCGAAATCAAATACCGGTACATCACTCCACCACCTTTCGGCAGTGGTCTTCGCCATAGACCACACCCAGGCCGGAACCACAATCCCAGGCCACATGGATCGTACCAATGGAATCTACGGAAATCACCGTACCCTTGCATCCGGGAATCAGTTTTGTGTTATAGGGATCATTCATGCTGATAAGCTCTACTCGTGTCCCCTTGGGGTACTGTTCCCGGAGGTTCTGAAGCACCTCTCTGGAAATCACTCGCATTCCTCTACCTCCTTACGGATACCTGCCTTAAATGCGGTGCTGCCGGAAAGGTTGCGAAGCAGGATCTTACGGGCTGTTTTATACTCTTCACCGATAAAACCGAGCCGCAGGAGGAAGCACCGGAAGGCATACTTCTCATTATCGACTTCCTTCTCCTTCGTGCTGATCCGTTTCTGATTCCGGGCCATCTCACACAGTTTGCAGATGAAATTATCATATGCAATGATTTCTTCCGGAGTGGGTTCGCCGGGAAACCAGGGGAAGCTGACTTTGTGTTCTGTTACCTCAATGGGCAACTCCTGAACGTCGAGGGCTTTCTTGATCAGATCTCCCTTCACCTTCACGATGTTGTGAAGATTCGTGAGATTTGCATCCGTAAAAATGGCGCGGGGCATGGAAATGCAAATGCCGTGAAAATCAGTCTCGTTGGGATCTGCGCTCATTTCAATGTCGAACTCCTCAGAATACAGATGCTGCGTCAGCCTCTCAATGGCTTCTTCAGAAAGGCCATCGTTGATAATGAGGCTACCAGTCTTGTCGATGGTAATGCATCCCACCTTATAGCTGAAACTAGGAGCTCCGCAGTACTGAGGTGGAAGATCCAACCATGTGGAAATGGTTTGCACCAAGCGTTTACGCTCGGTACCCTGTGCGTTGATAATGATTGTCATGTGTAAAACCTCCTTGTTTTTGGGTAGTACACATATTCGCTCTACATCACATAAATAGCAAGTTGTATATCCGCCAGGATATGTAGAATTAGATTTCACCGAATTGTGTATAAAACACAATGCCCGCAAGTACGAAAAACACGCACGGCAGAGCAACTCCATTACCCCACATTTTGTACTCTGCGGCATCAGAATGGGGATGTTTGATCCACTTGATTATCTGATTCCGGCTCCTGGGTTTGGTGCCGGGACTTACGATCCTGCGATGGGTTTCCCATACTTCTGTCCAGAATGCAATATCCTCTTCCGTGGGATCTTCTGTCTCCAGGCCAGCGCACCACCAGTCCGGGAAGCCCTGCAGTCTGGCGCATTCCGTAGGAGTCAACCGCCGGACAGAATACACGGGAGTTCCATTGCCATTGATAAGAGGGGGATCTTTATAATCGGACGCACACAGCGTGGCTGCGACCTCCTCATCTGCCTTCATGAAGAAGGAGGCTTTACTTGCACAGAACGTTTTATTCTCCACGATTGCCACACCACCCTGGTTGCAGGAGGGGTTACCTCCATTGGCATCCAGAGTGCGTGTGGTAGCTGCCTCATAAAATCCACTATGGGGATTGGCAGACTTCATGGCATTAGAGTCTTTGGAACAGATTCCGAATACCATAGCAGATTCTTCCCGGACAACAAAAGGCTGATTGTTACCACCGGTTCCATAGGTTGCTGCAACCGTGGGAGCCGTCTCAAGAGGACCGGTATATCTGGTATCCTGGCTATGATTTTCAAAGACTGCTGTCTCCTCCAGTACCACAGGAGGATGATGGGCTTCTGCCCGGAGTGTGCAGGTGACCTCATGGGTCACATCCATCCGGCTGCCGCCCTGGTCATTCAGAACCACACCATTTCTTCCGGTAGACATTCCACAGTTCACTCCAAGGGTAGATGCGACAGGAGACACTGTACCGTTGTACCCGTCTAAGCCGAGGCCTGTAATTCCAGCGCAATTCTCAGCACCTCCGGCAGTTCTTTGCCACGCTCGGAAGCTCTCCGCAGAATACCGCGACAAGCCTTCTGACTCAAATAATACTTTTCCGGCACATTTGTCATTAAGATCTCCGACAAGAAAGATACGTTTTCTGCGTTGGGGCAAACCCCAGTATTGGCAGTCGAGAGTGCGGTACGCAACACTCCATCCGTCTCCCATATAGCAGTCAGCATATGGCCATCCACTTTTCTCAGGCATAGACACCTGGGTTTCCGGCTCTGCGATACCGATGATTGCTTCGAGGACTGCTTTGAAGTCCCGGCCGGAATTGGAGCTGAATGCACCGGGGACATTTTCCCAGCAGATCCAACGGGGGTATTTACCATTTGTTGCACACCTCATTTCTTTGATAATGCGGATGGCTTCATAAAACAGGACAGACTGTTTTCCGCCAAGACCAGCACGAAGTCCCGCCACGGACATATCCGTGCAGGGCGATCCAAAGCAGATGATATCGACTGGCTCGATCCTGCCGCCATCCATAGCAGAGATATCGCCGTAATGTTTCATTTCGGGCAGCCGCCGGGTGGTTACCCGAATAGGAAACGGCTCGATCTCCGATGCCCACACAGGGGTGATACCAGAGAGCAAGCCGCCCAGAGGGAAACCACCGGAGCCATCAAACAGGCTACCCATGGTCAGATTATTACTCATTTTTTCTTCTCCACTTCTTTCACCAGTTCTGCATAAGTGAACTTAACACCATCCCGGATCACATAGACATTATCCGCATCGCCGGTATTATCCACATATCGACGGAGAATCACAGATGCGTATTTTTCATCCAACTCCATGGTATAGCAGATTCTGTTCATCTGCTCACAGGCCATGAGAGTGGAGCCGCTGCCGCCGAAGGTATCCAAAACCAG